AATGTTTCAACAAAGGAAGGATGCGCAACTCGGCCACGTTTGCTATGCAGCAAAACGTATCCGGCGTCACCTGGAAGTGGTGACCAGCGTTCTACTCGACGAAGGGCTTATCTCGAAAGGGATAGCGTGGAGTCGTGGAATGCTGTGCGAAGAAGTAAGGGAAGATTGGGATGAGTGGGTAAAAAACACTACTCACCACGGGAAGAGAGTATCTCCGAGGTTGCTCTTGGCGTTTAAGGGTGCCAAAAGGATATTCGATGAACCATGTGGTGTCTGTGACCCGGCTCAGTCTCAGAGGGGTAAGGATTCTTGGTTAAGCAAGATCTCGGTTCCCTTGGAACCGCTGGATCCGGAATTCCGTGAATCTCTTAAGGCCCAGGTGAGGGAGACGATGGGTAGTAGGTGGTGGACAGACTGGAAGGGAGAAAAGGAGACGATCATCCCTGATCAAAAGGGATGCCTCGAACTCAAGGCTGGTTGTGGAGGCACACTGTCTGTGCCCGCCCATGGGAAGCCTCTTGATATTTCTAGTGCGGTCAATTCCAGTAAGTGCTTTCGGGCCTTGGTTAACGATCTAGATCTGGAGAGTGTAAAGAGGAGTACCGAGTATAACCGTGTGCGTCTCGGTTGTGCAAAGACAAAGGGAAAATTCCGGGTGGTTACAATGCAGGGGGCTGACGTTAAGGAATTGTTGGGACCAGTTCATGAGGCAGCTTATGACTGGATTTCCTCTTTTCATTGGTGCGTCAGGGGGCAGCTTTGTGTGGAGGACCTCAGACCTATAGTGGAAGATCTGCGTTCTGGTGAGGTCTTTATCAGTGGTGATTACGCTGCTGCTACAGATTCTCTTAATCAGGATGCGGTTCTTGCCGCTGTCGAGGTTCTCGCTGAGGCATTACCAAAGGATCTTGGTGACATTCTCCTTCGGAGTTTCAGGGACTTGGTGGTCCGTGGGCCTCGCGGTGACGTGAAGATTCTTAGAGGATCGATGATGGGAAGCAAGTTGAGTTTTGTAGTCTTATGTCTGCTGAACAAGGCTTGTTACAATCTGATTTTCTCGAAGGATTCAGATCGGAGCCGTAAGGTCCGTATCAATGGGGACGATATTGTTTTCTGTGGTACAGAGACGACTTTCGCTTCTTGGGAATGCATGACCAGTAGGATTGGGCTGGTAGTGAACCGAGAAAAGACCGGAATGAGTAAAAAGTACTTGGAACTGAATTCTATGATGCTGGACGTCAAAAGGATGAGGTTCGTGAGGAAATTGAATTTCGGTTGGCTCTTGGATAAGCTCCAACCCGACGAAGCTGGAAGTTCACTCTTCGAGTTGTGCGATCTTGTTTCTTTTCGTACCGCTGTAAGGCTTCTTTCGAAACCGTTGGTAAGGGCTAAGATCGAGAACCGTGAACTCCCCCTTTCAGTCGTGCCGAGACGGTGGTTTGGATTCTTAGTGAAGAGGTGGTGGTTTCGGAGGGTCCTTTTACGGGATCCCCCAGAAATCACAGAAGCCTCCGAAAGAGTCTATCCCATGGTCAAGGGTCCATTACTGAAACCGGAGTTTTCCGAAATCTTGGAGCCTGAGTTGGCAGAGCT